GTAGACAATATCGAAGTTGCCGAATAGATCGGTAACTGGGAATGTGTCATCAGCCTGCACTTCGTAAACAACATCTGGGTCATCAATGATGAAAGCGATGATGTCTGAAGCGTTAGTGCTTGCAGGGTAGTAGTTGCTGAATACCTGCTCACCAGAGGTGGGATCAGTGTATTGAACACCATTAAAAACACCGACTACGGGCACAGTGCCACCGTCAGCGTGTACTTCCACCGTACCACCAGTGACCTGAGCAACCATATCGCCTTGAAAAATGGAGGTTCCATAATTTGCAGCAATACGATATCGACTCTGACCGCCCGTGTAGGGTGCGCCGCCAATCATTCTGACTGGCTTCATTCCAAATGCAGCGTCTTTATTCGCCATTTGTAATTACCTCTATCGTCGTCCAAATGTGACGTTGCTATCGCGTTGAGGATCGTATTTAACATAACGGCTGTCGCCACGAGTTTCATTGAACATCGTGTTGTCCAACGCATCAGTGGCTTGTTGGCTCTTCGCCTTGTAATAGGCTCGTCGCTCTTCAACCGTTTCGTTAGGGATCTTCGCTAATAGCAACCCTTCGTTGTAAACCACGCCTTCGTGTCGGCCATTATCCATTGTCGGTAAAGAACGCCATTCTTCAGGAAGATCGGTGCCTCTTACGAGATCCCACCCTTCTCGAAGCCGACGCGAGACATTAGCTCGGTCTTCTTGTCCCAACATGGACTCCCTGATCCACCGATAGGTATAACCTGCGGGTGGTGGAGGAGTTTCTAATGAACGCACTGGACGCCACGGTTTTCTGCGAGTCTGATTATCGTGTGACTGCGAATCACGAGATGAACGTGCGTTTGCTTTTGCTTCTGCCATTTTAGCTTGCCTCTCTTGCTGCAATTTTCTGCTTCTCTTTAGCCACTCGCTGCAACCATGCCTCTTCAGACATATTGTGCGGCTTGAGACCTCGAAGTCGCTCTAGTTCTGACTTAGAAAAGCTTACGCCGTTCTTTTTGCCTTGTGTTTTTGACCGACCCCCTTGAGGGGCGGAAGCGACTCTTTGCACAGCGGGTCTGCTTCCACTTTGAACGGCCTTAGATCCACCATCAGCGGATTTGGTATGAGGATAAACCGTACCTACACGGCTGTCCAACTCTTCATAATACTCGTCTGAGCCTACGTCGTAGCCCTCGTTGGCTAGATTATAGTGGACATAATAGGCGTACTGAGTGGCCTTCATGTCCTCTTCGTCATCTTTGTTGGCATACCAAGGGTTTCGCTCATGCCACTCTAAAGCGTCTTCAGTCGGCGTGACCTCTTGCTCAACCTCTTGATACTGCTCTTGCTGAACAAGCTGCTCATTGCCCTGCGAGATGTACTCTTGCTCTTGAGCTGCGGTTTGTTGCCTAGCCTTGGCCACTCGCAGCTTTTCTTTCTGAATTGATATGTCGCTCTGAAGCTTCGCCGCCTTAGTTATCAGGTCTGCGTCACCGCTTTCGACAGCCTTGCGATACACGTCATCAATCTGAGATTCTTTCGAGACCAAAGCCTCTTCTTCTTTAGCCAGAACTTGGTTTGACTGCTGAGCCGAATACTGTCGGTATTGTTGAAGCTCTGCCTCTTTTTGCAAAGCAATCTGCTCAAGCTGCTGCGCTCGTTGCTCTGCCTCTCGATGCTTAGCATTAAGCTTGTTGATGCGCTTGGAAACCGATTTCGTGTAGTTTTCAAGCTCATCGCCGTCATTTGCAGCTCCAGATTCCTCTACTGGGTCTTCTGTGACCTGAATAGAAACCTGCTCTTCTTCGATCTGCTCAGCGTTTTGGTTCTCAATCATGTGAAACTCACTATGTCATCTGGGTTAAGAATGGTGCCAATCACCTCGTCATCGTTGATGATTCTGACCTCGCCACCGTCTTCGAGCTTGAATCGAGCGCCTGAGTAGCGGCCAATCAGAACCCATTGCTTTTCTTGGCACCACGGCTTGTTTCCAAACTTTTCCGTGTCGCCGTAGCAAAGTGGCCCCATTTTTACAACATAGGCTACAACCGTGGCAAGTGCCTCACGGTCTACGGTTTCTTTCAGGAGGTGAATACCGCCATCGGACTGAGCTTTGCCCTTGTAAGGCAGAACTAGCATTCGCCAGCCCGTGGGGTCTGGCATACGTTCCAAAGCGGATTTGTCGAGCAAAGTGGGGTCGAGAACGCGCTCGTCGGTTGGGACATAGGCGGACTCAGTGGTCGGGGTTGTCAATTTAGATTTCCTTATAGAATTCTTTGATGGTTTCCTCGACCAAGTTTATAACAGTTAGCTCGCCCTGCAAACTTTTATAATGTTCTATATCTTTTAGCATACCGTCCATCATGACCTCGCGGATAAGCTCTCTCCGCTCAGCCATGACTCTTTTTAGGCGCGAACCAAGGTCAATATCATCCACTAAACTTTCTCATGAAAGTCAAAGCCACGGGTTGCTGCACCAGCGCCACGGGCCTTGATTACCTTAATCTCACCACCCATCGTGCGACGAACCAGCTCAGGCGCTGTTGGGGTTGTTTTGATGCTCTTAGTTGGCGACTCAACCTTTTCAACCCTGCTCATATCTTTAATTGTCATTTCTTCGTCCTTTTCTTGTAGGTTCTTTTAGCTGGCTGCTTTGGCGCTGGCTTTTCAATTACCGTTTCCGCCTCTTGATCCACAGCGGCCTCTGTCACAGGCTCAGCAACGACTTCTGGCTCTGCAACAGGCGCTTTTGCCTGCAAGGGCGCTGGAGCTGCTGTGCCGTTGATTTCAGCCATCTTCGTTGCAATTCGATGGTCGCTGAGTCTCTTTTTTTCTTGAAGGTCTGCTTGTTTCTTAGATTCCAAGGCAACCTCAACTTGTCGAGCTAACTTCTTGCGCTCTTTCAGGGCAACAATTCGCTCTCGGTCAATGCTATTTGATGAAATAATTTTAGCCACTATCGGCCTCCCATGTTCTTGTTTTGCATGTCAAGGAGCTTCAGCTCCGCTTGTTGCTCAAGGCGACGAATTGCTACATCAAGCTTATCGTCTGCAACTTCTTTTTGAACGCCAAGGCGCTGCTTGGCAATCTCGGTCTCTAAAAGTTTTTCTTCAGCACGTTGTTGCTGCTTAGCTTCAAACTGTTGGTTCTCAGAATCAATAGTCTTTTCTTTCAGCATCAGCTCTTGCTGTCGTATCTGAACCAGTGGATCGGTCTCGTCGCCCTGTCCAATCGACTCAAGCAGCTCTTGCGTCAATTGAGCCAGCACTGGCGACGATATCTGCTCCATCTGCATCTGAATCTGGCTTTGCATCTGTTGGAGCTGATCGGGGGGAACCTGTCCAGATTGTTGCGCGGCCTGCATCTCTTGCATCTGCTGGTTCAGCTCTGGTGGTATCTGATCTTGAACCATCTGGCCAGCCATAAACTGCAAATGCTGCATCATGTGACCAATAATCATGCCTTGGAGCGGCGGATTCTGCTTCACAACGTCTGTTAAAAACAACGATCTGTGAGCGTCGATGTGCGCCTGATGGTTCTGGCCCTCAAACGCTTGTGCAGGCTGACCCATCAAGAAACCACTGTTTTCAATACCCGCATCTACGGGCATAGGCTGAGGCGGCGGGGGTGGAGGCTGAATGAGGCTATCCACATCATCCACGCCCAGTGCTGAGTACATACGCCTGTAAGCCTCGTATATGCCGTTTGGCCCGTGAATTTCAGGGTTAGACTGCACCATCGTCAGTAGCTCTTGAGCCATTGTGATGCGCTGTGACTGGCTGAAGATGTTGGGATCTGACACAGGGATTACATCAACGCGGCCATCAAAGTCTTGACCCATGATTTCTTGTGGGCCATTGCGTGAAACATACGGGTAACTGGGCGGGAGATACTCGGCAAACACTTTGGCAAGAAGCTGAAACTCAAGCTTCTGGCTGTAGTGCAGGCGCTTGTGTATCGCACTCATTACCTTGGTGCCACGCTCCAGCAGGGCCACTGTGGTGCCCACTGGCATGGCTTGGTTCATGTCCCCGACATTCATGTCAGCTATCGACGCAAATCGCTTACCGGACTCTACAAGCAGCCCTAAGAGCTGCATGAGCACGTTGCTGGGTTCTTTGATCGGCAGCGGTATCAGGTTTTCTCGCAATGACGCACCTGTGGTGTCGATGTCGCGGAACTCGCCCGGCTGTAGTGGGCTGTCCTCGTCACGAATACGCATCCCGCGAGCCTTGAAGCCTGCTGGTAGGTTAGCCAGCGTACCCGCATCGATAAGCTGGCGCAGAATAGACGTGGCCGACTTGGAAATGCCGCCAATCATGTGGCTCAAGCCCAGACCGTAAAAGCCAAGGCCCGGCAAAAACTTGTATTGTACGAAGAAGTTAATCTTAGCTTTGCGAGGGTCAGCCTCGATATAATTACGTCGAATCGACAAAACCTTTTGGCTTTGTTCGTCAATTGTAACGATATAAGGCAGTTTAAGGCCCGTAGGCTCTCCATCCTCCCCTACGTCTTCAAAACCGGGTATGTCGAGGATGGTGTGCGTCTCAAATACAACGTGGTCTCGGTCTTCTTGATAAGAAGGCTCCATGCCCTCGATCTCGTCAATCTGCTCTTCAATGTCGCTTCGATTCACGGTCATTGAGCCGCCTTTCAGCTCGACATCAGCATAAAAACCACTGAGCTGCTGCTTTTTGATCTCGTTGCGGCTCATGTTTAAGACATGAGTAACTCGCTCAGCCGAGAACAAATCAGGCGCTTCGTAAGGAACCACAAGGTCTTGAGGCTCGATGAACTTGCTCATTGCGCGGCTTGTGCCAGTGTCAAAATACACTTTCTTGAACGCAGACCCTGCAAGCGGCAGGTAGAAGAGCAACATATCCAGCTCTGGATCGTACTCTTCCATAATGTTCATAATGTAATAATTCATGAAGTCTTGAACGCGACCAGCTTGCATCTCGACCTCTGGGCTGCGTACACCCACAACCTCGGTCTTAACTGGCCCTTTGGCTGGCAATAATTCTTTGTAAGCCTGAGCTTGAAACTGCGTAACTGACTCAGCAAGTATGGGGTGAATCACGCCAGAAGACCCTTCAAACGGCTGGCTGCGGGAATCATCGAACTTCATTCCAAGATACTTCAGCCCGTCAGTGTAGGTCTTTTCCCATTCGGATCTACTTTCCTTGTCGGACTTGATGGAGCCGATAACGTCACTAGCCAGCTTTGACAAGTCGCTGTCAGAAATGAAATCAACGAGGTTTGCGTTAAAATCTGTGTCTATCTGCTCCTCAACGGCATCGATCTCATCATCGACTAGAACTTCTTCTTCACGAACCAGTATCTCGGCTGCGTTACGAATTTCGTCATTGCGAGTCATCTCAGGCTCGATCTCCATCGCACTGCCCATAGGCATCACATCGGGATCGCTTTCAGTGCCCAAGCCTTTTTTCTCAATAGCCATTAGTAATATACCTGTCTGTCACGCCTCAAAAACTCAACCTCTTCAGGGTAATCGTCTTGCAAACTCAAGAACCCACCCTGACGAAAACGCATCAACGCCATTGTTGCTGAGTCACAGTAATCGTCATTATCGCCAAACGGGAAGCTTGCCATCTCTTCAACGACCTCTTCGGCAAAACTTTCGTCTGGTGCCCAAACCATGCCCGACTCAAAAATCGGCGCAACGCTGTTCATTCGTGCGATCTTATCTTGACCTCTCGATGGTGTATAGGCCGTCACTGGGATGCCCATGCGCCGAAGCTCTTGAGTCAGTGGTGTACCGCTGGCTTTGGCTTCGATGAGAATGCAGTCTGGCTCCCAGTATTTGTACTCTTCATAAGCCAGTCGTTTTAGCTCAGGGAAGTCCAATCTGACCCGTTTCGCGTCCAGCAAGATGATTGCTTGTACGTTGTCATCTGGCGACTGAAATATCGCCCATGTAGTGATTGCCGAGTAGTCGGCGGTTTCTTTCTTGCTGAAGGCGGTGTCATAGCTTTGGATGACGTACTCGTATGACGGCACCCAGTCCTTCTCCCACTTGCGCCACCACTCGCGCTTTACGATAGAACCAGCCTCTGCCGTGGGATTTTGCATCCACTGCGCGTTCCACTTGCTTGGCGGTAATGAAGCCTTGACCGATAACAACTCTTCTTTTTTCCAAAACTCAGGCCACAGAGGGGTATCAGATTCGGGCATGATGGCGGGGAACTCGATTACCTCCCACTGGTCTGCGTGGTCATCACCCTGCTTCTTCAAGACCTTGGCAACCAAGTCTTTTTGTGACCATCGGGTCATTACGATAATGATTGTCCCGCCCGGCTGTAAACGCTGCCGAGGGCCAGATGTGTACCACTCGTAAGCCGATTCCATCGCGGTAGGCGACAGCGCGTCTTGCTCTGAGTGCGGATCGTCAATAATAAGAAGGTCAGCGCCTCGGCCCGTGATGGCTCCACCGACGCCTGCGTAAAACGATTCGCCCTCTTGGTTTGTTGTCCATCGGCCAGCAGACTTGTTGTCGGCCTGCAATTGCAGATCTGGAAAAACCTGAGAGTAATCATCAGAGTCTATGATGTTTCGCACCTTCCTGCCGAATCTTACCGCAAGCTCAGCCGTGTGCGTGGTTTGGATGATCTTGAGATCACCCTTGCGGCCCATCATCCAAGCAGGAAAGTAAGTGCTCGCAAACTCAGACTTGGAGTGTCGAGGGGGTAGGCAGACGATCAGGCGCTTGAGTTTGCCCTGTGCAATCTTGTTGAACTTGTCGCCAATAATTTTGTGATGACGGCCCAAGATGCACTCAGGCCACATATGCTTAACAAACTCGATGAAGTCGTTCTGGCACTTGTCCTGCTTCTCCATCTGGTCATAGCGGGAGAGCAGTGCCAAGGCTTCGTTTTGATCCTGCTCGCTCAGGATCTCGAAGTCTTTAAGCGAGAGTTCAGACATTTTCCCAAGCTTCCCCTTGGAACAACAAAGCCTCTGCCTCGCGCCTTCTTACCAAACCGTCTAACACCTTGCCGCCAGCTTTATTCCAACGCTTGATTTGGTGCGGCACATCCGCCATATCGCCTTCGTTGAGTCGATTCAATAGCGTGGATGACTTCAAGTTTGTCGGGCCAAGGTTGTATGTCCAAGCCACTAGCGCGTCAAACTGACTTTGCGTCAGCTCCGCATCAACCAGCTCGTTAACGTAGCCCTCAAACTCCTGCAAATCATCGACCAACATATTGTCAGCGTCTTGTTGTGTGCAAGAGTCGCCCTCGTTGACACCTCTTGTGTGACCATAACCGATAGTCCAGACGTTGGCTGAGCACTGATATGCTTGTAGCTCACAGCCCTCGAACTTTTTAATCAGGGATATCCCCTCCTCGCTGGTCACTCTCATCATCGAGTTCCTCGTCCAAATTTTTGTAATATTGTACAATAGTGAGCACTTGGCGGATATATCTTTTAACTTCCGCCATGTTTGCTGATAGGTTCTCATAACCCTTTGTCGATAAGCCATAGTAAGCGTTTGTCGGGGCGTTGCCCTCTTCAAGATCATCAAGATATTCTTGCATCGTCTGAGGCGTAAGAACCTTCCATTCGACAGGCAGCGTGGATATAGCGTTTGGTAATGCAGGATGATAAACGGCTGCTGGCTTGATGACCGTGACAACCTCGACAGGCTTAGTCTCCGGGATGTATGGCTCTCGACCTATTAGGCCGCAACCACTAAGAAGCAGGATCGGTAATAGCTTCCAGATCACTTAATACCCCCTTGGTGCCACGGTTGATAATGTTTTCAATCAGCCCCGGCTTGCGTAACGAAAGCACATTCATATCGTGCTTTGCGAACTTTTTTCGGATCGACTCCACCTCTTGCTGGGCTTGCGCGTTAGCAGCCTGAAGCTCGTTGACTCGATCCAGTATGCGCTGTTGGCGCTCTTCAGCCTCTGTGAGCTGTTGATTCAGGCTAGATATGCTGCCCTCCAAGACTAGCTGGTTATCTGCCGCTTGACGTAAATCCATAGCCATAGCTTGCTTTTCAGCCTCTGTTTTATCTGCGTACATCTTGAACGCTCCGACAGTAGCCAATAAAGCAATGCCTAGAACCCCTGTAATCTGCCACATTACGGCTTCCTGTTTGACCACGCTTGAGCGCCGAAGAACGCAGCTAGTATACCCGCAACGGATACGAAGTAGACTGCCGCCATATCACCTAGAATCGTTGCTGCTTGATTCA